GTGGTAGCGCAGGCGTCGTTAACGTCACTGCTACACAAAGCGGCGACAGCGTTACCCTCAACACCACCCTTGATGACACCAGCGCTGCCAGCCAGTTTTTGGCTGGACCTGCATCCGGCGCTGGCGCTGTCACCTATCGAGTGATTGCTCCAGCCGATCTTCCGACAGCCAGCACCACAGATAAAGGTGCCGTTGTGGTGAACGGCAATGGTCTTGCCATGAGCGGGAACCAGCTCGTCATCAATAACACGGTTACTCAAAACACCAGCGCATACCATCTGACGCAGTACACGTCCAAGGGCTTGGTCACTGCTGGACGATCGATCACCGCAGCAGACCTCCCTGCCGCTGCATCTGGCACGCTGGGCGCCGTCTATCCCGGTAGTGGCCTCACGGTCGATAGTGTCGGCGAACTCGGGCACTCCAACGCTGTAGCTTCCGGATCCGGCGCCAAGGTCACGTTTGACGCACAAGGCCACGTCACTGGAACACTGGCGCTAGTCGCTGCCGATATTCCCGATCTACCAGCGAGCAAACTAACAACCGGAACCTTAAGCGCCACGTTACTGCCAGCCAACGGCATCGAGGGCGGAAAACTAGCAAACAACGCTGTTACCAAGATCGGCGGCGCCAGTTCAACAAACGGTGTCGTCGTATTCCCAACTGCCGATTACAGCGGGCAGTACTTCTACGATTCGCTGAATGGAGATCTTTACCTGTACGACGGCAACGCTTGGCAGCCGATTACCATTACCGCTGGCGAAATTATCTTTGCTGGTACATTCAGCGCCAATCCCACATACAACAGCGGCGCCGGCAAAATCCTCACGCTGACAAGCGCTGGAACAGCACTGGGCTTGACTGTTAATAGTGCTCTGCCTGTCGCCGCATCAGCCAACAGTCGCTATTACTTTGTTGTCAGCGAAGGCGGCACTCCGACTACAGGTAACGCTCCTCTTGTTGCTTTAGCGCCGCCTGACATCGTGCTTTCCGATGGCACGGCATGGACGCATGTCGACGTGTCTTCCACTGTGGCAGCACAAACGGCATCAAACGTCACAACAACTGCAATTTCTGGAGTCACGGGCAGCAATGTACAAGACATGCTGTCGTCGTTAAACACCATCAAAGCAAACAAAGCTGGCGATACCTTTACCGGCAACATAACACTTGATGCCACCAGCATCGTTTACGACACTGGGTCGTTTAACACCACAGTTTCTGCCGCCACAGCAAGCGCCGCGCGTACAATTACGTTCCCCAATCAAAGTGGCAACGTCATTGTCAGCGGCAACACCAGCATTGTCGATGGTGACATAAGCACAAGCGCCGGTATCGCATACAGCAAACTCGCTGCCTTGACCAGTGGCAACATCCTTGTTGGCAACGCCTCGAACGTTGCGACTTCAGTGGCAATATCGGGCGATGTCACTATCAGTAATGCAGGCGTCACCGCTATCAGTAGCGGCGTCATTGTTGATGCCGACGTAAGCGCCAGTGCCGGTATTGCATTTAGCAAGCTGGCATCACTAACCAGCGGAAGCATTCTGGTTGGTAACAGCAGTAATACTGCAACGGCTGTCGCCATGTCCGGTGACATCACAATTACCAACGCTGGCGTTACAGCAATCGGTAGTGGCGTCATCGTTGACGGAGACATCAGCCCCACTGCCGAGATCGCCGTTAGCAAACTCGCCAATGGATCCGCTCGCCAACTTCTTCAAACCGATGCTGCTGGAACTGGCGTTGAATGGGCAACTAACATCAGCATTCCTGGCACGCTTGGAGTCACGGGCGAAACGACGCTTAAGGAAATTAAGGAGACCGTATATACAGCTATTGGTACGATTGGATCTCTCTCGCTAGATCCCGCAAACGGTACCATACAAACAACTGGCTTAACAGGTAATGTTACATTTACCGAGGCGCTTCAATCAGGTCAATCAGTACTTCTTTCCTTAGGAAATGGTAGCTCCTATACAGTGACATGGCCAACAGTTACATGGATTACAGCAAACGGAAATGTTGCGCCAACACTAACTACGTATGACATGCTAGCGTTTTTTAAGATCGGATCTACTCTGTATGCTGCTTACCTCGGGAGCTACGCATAATGTTAAATAAAGCATTTCTCGCTGCCATTGCAACAAGCACTAAAATTAATTATTGGATTACAAAGCTTTCAACAGCGACAAATAATGAATACGTTAAAGGCATTGCTGTAAGTTTAACGGGCGATATTTATTTTGTTGGACGCTACACAAGTACAGTCGGTTACGGATTGATCGGAAAATTAACCAAAAATGGTACCCTAAGTTGGCAGCGCAGTTTAGGAGAATCTTCTAACACACAAGTAGGCGAGGATATATGCGTAGATAGTCTTGGAAACATCTATGTTGTCTTAACAGAACAAACATCCGGCAACGTAAGCTATGTGGCTAGTTATACAAGTTCTGGCGTTATTCGGTGGCAACGCCGCATAATCGGTGCACTGGCACGTAAAATATCTGTTGATAGTTTTGGCAATCTTTACATTGCCGGCTACTACAGTAACTCAGGAACTGATGCAGGTTTTCTGGCAAAATATAATTCCTCTGGTGTACTGCAATGGCAAAAGGGTTTAACAAGTATTTATCCCACGCGCTTTGACGGCTTGACTATCGACATTTCTGGCAATCCCATAGTCTGTGGATATTACACTGTATCTTCGTACAGAAGGTTTTTAACTGTTAAGTATAACTCGTCCGGAACACTTCAGTTTCAGCGTGCCGCTTATGTATCAAACGCAGACTGGTACGCTTCCGCAATTACTACGGATTCATCAAGCAACATTTATGTTTTTGGCACGGGTAGCGCTGACCTATTTGCCATTAAATACAATAGCAGCGGCAGCTTACAGACTTCGAAAATTATTGATAGGTTTGTAGGGCTTGAACCTATGGATGCAGTTACAGATTCTAATAATAACGTGTACGTTATAGCATCGAACGATATCGGCACTTACTTCGGGACTGAACGGCGTACAGACTTTTATATTGTAAAATATGCCAGCGATCTATCAATTTCTTGGCAACGTTATTTGGGTACAACAAATGCTGAAGTCGGTTACGCTGTTGCAACTTTTGGTTTTGATGCAATGTATCTTGGTGGATTAACGTATTCAACTGCGACAAGCAACCCAAACGGCTTGATCGCGTATCTACCTTCTGCCGGAAACCTTACAGGTACATACGGCAGTTATTTTTATAACGCCGCTTTTTGGTCTACTGTTTCCCGGGCGTATACCACTATTACACCCTCGCTTACTGATAACGCTTCCACCTTGACGGAGGCAAGCTCAGCCTTGGTTGATTCAGCGGTTACACTAACAGCAACGAAGACCGCTATCTAATGCTCGCCTTTGCTTCCAATCCGCAGGCCCCCATCGGTCGCAGCGAGCTGCGCCAGAAGTATCCCAATGTCAGTTTTCCGGCTGACCTAGAAAAAGCCGACCTCGCAAGCTACGGCGTCATCAAAATCAAAGAACAGCCTGCTCCATCCTGCAACCACCGCACCGAGCGCGTAGTGGAGCGCCCAGTCGAACTCGTCAACGGCGCCTGGGTAAAAGGCTGGGAAGTACAGCCACTGCCCTTGGAACAGCAGCAGCAACTGCTCGCCAACCAAGCGCAACGTATGCGCCAGCAGCGTGACCTGCTGCTTACTGCCTGTGATTGGACGCAGCTTGCAGACGTCAAGCTCGACATCAAACAGCAGTCAGACTGGCGGAAGTACCGCCAAGCCCTGCGTGATGTGCCGTTGCAAAACGGCTTCCCGTGGGACGTGACCTGGCCCACACAGCCCTGATCCGATGATCACCCCCGCTACTCACGACATCACGATCCTCCAGAATTCCACCTGGAAGGGCACACTACGCGCCACGCAAAACCGGCAAACCGTCACCAGCATCAGCATTGCCGGCGGTACGCCAACGTTCAACTGCGACTGTCACGGCCTAGCCGCAAACGACAAGGTGGTCTTCACTGGAGGCACCACCATCCCTTGCGGCCTGACGCTAAATACGATCTACTACGTAATCAGTGCCGGGCTGACCACGAGTGCGTTCCAAGTTTCCACCAGCAGCGGGGGAAGCTCAATCAGCGTTAGCGGTACCGCGACTGGAACGTTCTATGTCGCCGAACCGCTCAACTTGACCAGCTATGGCGTTGACGCCGATATTCGCGGATTAATTAACAACGAAAGCATCGGTACATTCGCAACTGTTGTCACAAGTGCTGCTAATGGTGAATTTCAACTGTCTCTAACGCCAGAGGCAACAGTTGCGATTGATGTGGGTCGCTATGGCTACGACGTCAGCCTGACTACGGCTGGAGGGGAGCGTTACTATTGGCTTACGGGTGTTGCCACCGTGCAACGTACTTATTCGCGGAACTGATCCATGTCTTCCGAAGTGCAGATTGCGGTCATCGACCAGCAAGACACGCAGATCGTGCTGGCGGTTCCCGGCGTACAAGGTGCTACAGGCAGCGAAATCGCTGCGGGTGGTACAGCTAACCAAGTGCTTCGGAAGGCAAGCAGCACCAATTACGACACCAACTGGTCATTGGTGACCAATGCGATGGTGGACAGCAGCGCCGCCATCGCTGGCACCAAGATTAGCCCAAACTTCGGCAGTCAGAGTGTTGTCACCACTGGCACGAGCACGGCTGCATCGTTCATTCCAACTAGCAGTGGTGTTCCTACCAATGGCATTTATTTGAGTGCGGCAAATAGTATTAGCATTGCAACGAATAGCACACAGCGCCTGCTAATTGATTCTGCTGGTCAGATCGAGGCGGTTTCGCTGGGTAGTGCTGCAGCACCGACCTATAGCTGGACTGGTGACCCCAGCACCGGCATCTACTCCCCCGGCGCTTACCAAGTAGCCATCTCGACTAATGGCACTGGGCGGCTGTTTGTGGATGCAAGTGGGAATGTAGGTGTTGGCGCAGCACCTGATGGACAACTAAGCCTGCGTGGCGCCAACTCAAATACGCCTCGTTTTCGGATTCAGCACCCAAGCAACGATAAAGATGCTGCTATTTCTACTTTTTTTGATGGCGGCGGCACGTATCTTCTTACTGGATCAAATCATTATTTGAGTTCCACTGGATCAAATACAAAGTTTGACGCCACGTCTGGGTCCTCTGCTTGGTATCTGGATGGCAGTGGACTTGGTATTTTTTACAACTCTTCTGGTAGCGGCTCAATTACTGAACGTTTTCGAATCCGCGCTGATGGCACATTTGAAATTAAAGGCGGAGGTACTTCTGGCGTATCTCCTGCAGTTAGTGTCAACCCCAGCGCATCGGCAAACAGCCTTGTTATTGACAGCTCCGGCAGGTTGTTAGTTGGCACGTCTACAGCGTTTGACTTGAGTGCTCAATTAGAAGTTGCACTTAGCGGAACTTCAAACGGTGCAGCTTTTTACCGATTTGGAGCTGATAACGGACAGATTCATCTTGGTTCTGCCAGGGGCACGCTGGCCTCCCCAGGTACGCTTATAAGCACTGATGTAATCGGATCCATATATTTCAGAGGACACGACGGAACATCATTCAAAACAGGCGCAACCATAGAAGCCGAAATTGATGGAATCACCCCAAGCGGGGATCTTCCGTCGAGATTAGTGTTCTCCACTACTGCCGACGGAGCGAGCAGCCCGACGGAGAGGATGAGGATTAATAATAGTGGTCAAATATTGATTGGCGGCCAACTTGCAGTAGGAAACCAACGCTTTGCAGAATTACAAAAAACCGTCGATGTGGGCAGTAGCGTTACCTTTGACATTACCGGACCTAATCGTGTTTTAGCAAAAGTTCGCATTATTGTTGGCTATACCGGAAACGCTTCCTATCAAATGCACGCCCAATACGATTACGTTAGCTGTAACAGTGCAACATCGGGGGCTACGGCAACACTAACGGAAATACTGCAAGTAGAAACAGGTAACGCTCAATTCAATTACGCAGATCTTACTGTTTCTCGCCCGTCAAACGCGACAGTTCGCATCACCTACGCTCCAACTAGTGGAGCCGGCACACATATTCCCCTCATCTGCGTTGACGGCGTGTTTAGCTCACTAGCCTAGACCCAGTAACCCTACTCACTAGACCATTTTGTTGATGTCACCAATATGGTCTGATCGCCTGCGTCAAGCGTATAGTGGTGGGGCAGCGAGTTTGCACCTCCTGCCCCTGGCCACGATCCCCTGGAGACCATGACCAAACCAGATTACGACAACGATCTCGTCTTCCGTTCAGGCGGCAAAGAGTACGCCCGCGTTGACGGGAGCAAAGAATGGAAGACTCGGACTCCAGCCACGAAGCTTGAGATCCGCGCCCAAGACAACGACGAAGACGTGACCGAGCTGGTCAAGCACGCCGCTGAACTGGTTGAAGGCGTCACCATTACCACCAAAAAAGGCAGCAGCATCAAGATGACCGGCGATGCCGTGATTCAAATGTCTGATGGCGAAATCAAGATCGGCTAGTCAAACCATGCCAGTAACAACCATTAAACGTTGTCAATCTGAGTCCGAGTGGTGGTGGACAGTTGAAGACTGCTTTGCCGAGTGCGACGTAGAGCCTAGCTCCGGACTTACCATCAAGTATCACGACGACAACGATCAAGTGGGTGAAATAAAGCTAAGCCTTAGCAAAGCAGATGCTCTTCTCATTCGTGATGCGATCAATCAGCTTTACCCGCTTTCGTAGTCATTACCACTAATTCCTATGAACGCTGAAAACAAACGGTTAATCAAGCAATTCGTGATGGATCGCCTGTGGAGCGATACAGACCAGCTTCGCCTTGATCTTGACGTTTATTCTGTTACTCGTAGTATAAATCCACTGGAAGCAATGGAAGAATACGAGTACCAAGTTGAGCGGATCCAGAAAATGCTTGCCTGTTATTAACCATGAACAAAAAACAAATTGAAATGCTACGTTTTATTGTCAAACAAGAGATTGAAGCTGCTGGCATTGATGGTTTGTATGATCACGGTGCAGCAGCTTGGACCGAACGGATGCTTGACAAAAACTGGAAAGACTTTCAGGAAACTTTTACAGACCCCGATGAATTGGAATACAGATCTTTTGACTCCATCGAAGAGCTGTTTGAAGATCTACATACAGATGAAAAAATCTATTTAAGAAGGCTTTTTCAAAAGGAAGAAAAGGAAAAAGAAAAAAATTAGTGAAGAGGAGAACGAGGGCCGCCTCAAAGCTTGCCTTGAACAGATCCGCAAGCTCACTCACGCAGATCTTGTCGCTCTGATGGGCGAAGAGTGGCTTGAAGATTATCGCCGTCAGTTTCAGTAGTCACCTTCATTTCTATGCTTGTCCCACTGACCCCAGAAGAAAACGTGCGACGCTTTAAAGAGTGCATGGAGTGGATCCACAACTTAACCCGCGAAGAGCTGGTAGAGTTGATGGGTGAAGAATGGCTTGAAGACTATCGCCGCCAATTCCCTTAGTCCACGTCGCTAGGCGGGCAACCGGCCTACTCAACTGGTTGCACTCCTACTAACCTGCTACTGAACACGGTTTTTACCATGGCCACCACCTTTACGTGGGGTATCAACACCCTTGAGCGCAAAACCGACGACGGTTTTGTGTTTACGGCCCACTACACCGTCAATGCCTCAGATGAGGCATATTCCTCTGGCGCATATGGCAGCATCGGCTTTCAGCGCCCCGACAACCTGATCCCGTACAACCAACTCGACGAGCCAACT